CGTCAGGATATCACAATGATGAACACACAGATGGCTTTTGATGCTGCTGTTGTTGATGTTCGTACAATGAACGGTATGAGCATGGAAGCAATCAATCAAATCTGGGATCGATCAGACGCTATGCTAGACTACTATTGGAAATCTAGTGAGAGTGCAACTAACCGTAACTATCAACTTATGAGAGATCGTATGGGTTATGGTGCTCAAGACAGTGCAGGATGGGGTTCAATATTTGGTTCTGTTGCAGGAAGTGCATTGGGTTCTGATGGTTTTTGGAATTGGATGATGTCATAAGGAATATAACATGACTTTTGATGACGCTATTAAAAATATGATTAAGGTTTATTGGGAAGATGACCAAGGTTATGAAAACTCTCAGTCTTTCAAAGATTCTAAATACAACAAAAAATATTTCCAATCGATGGAAGAAGAGTTCTTTCCTAAAGAAAAAAATACAAAAACTGAAGTGAAAGTTAAAAAGGATTCTAAATGAACGAGATTCCAACAGGACCAATCCCAGGTGAGAATTACACATCTGATCAAAGAAACTATCCTTGGCATAGACCACCAGAATTTACTGATATGGACAGCGCCTTGAAGATGATTAGCAAAAGATTATTTCATAAAGAAACATCCAGAGGTCTATTAACCATGATGGAAATGGGAGTTCCTATTACCGCATTGACTTCTGCTTTTGTGTTGTCAGGTATTGGTGGCGGTAAATGGACTCCTGACTATGCACTTCTCTTAGCTGGTCCTGTGTCTCATATGATGGTTCTTCTAGCTAAATCTGAAGAAATCGATTATAACCTAGGTATTGAAGAAAAAATTCCACCTCCTAGTTCAGCTTTCTTCAAAGAAGTTGAAAAAGACAACGCTAAGATTAGGGCTCTTGGTGATATTCTCCCTGAAGTAGAAAAGAAGTCTGATGCTGTTGTCGAACAAGAAGGGTTCATGGCGATGGCTAGGAACCTTGCTTCTCAAGTTGAAGACACTTCTGTTGAACAGAGTCCAGAACAACCAATACCTGAAGGAGTTATGTAATGCCCGGATTTATGTCAGGTTTTGGACAAGCTTTTGCTCAATCATTTAACCAAGCACGACAAAACTCCGCTGCTGCTGAGCGTGATGACGTTCGTATGGCCTTTGAATCCAAGATGCAAAACCGTAAGTTTGGTTATGAATCAGCTCAGGAAGATCGTAAACAAATTGGTAGAGCCAAAAGTTTCGCATTAGCTACACAAGGAAGTGAGGATGCTTGGAAAGAATTCTATAACATCCGCTATCTTTCTGATGAACAACTCACGAAGTGGGGGAAAGAGAATCAAATCAAGATCATGAAAGACACTACTGGTATTAATCCTCCAAAAAATGTGTCTGATGATGGTGTTGATTTAACTGAAAAAGCGGATAGTTCTGTTGAAACTCAGATGGCTGAAAATGGTATGCCTATCAACAAACGTGGTGGGCTATTCGATAGAGAATCTTGGGGTGCTCAAGCTAAAGCAAATCGTGAAGCACGTATCAATAAAAAAGTTGATCAGATTCTTGGTCCTGACGAAAGTGTCTCTGTTTCTGAAGCTAATGAGAAAGAACTTGAAGGTGTCCCAGGATATAAAGTCTCTATCACACCTAGAGAATCTCCTATTGACGTAGACGAAATGTATAAAGCTAATACTAGCATCGAAGCTGGTAATTGGGTTCTTCGCGCTGAAGATTACGCTGAGAAAACAGGAGACTTTGGACCTTTAGAAAAAGCTAAAGAAATGTATACTTCTGTTGTAATGCATGAAGAAATTGCATCCGACCGTAAAGGTAAAGAAGCCGGATTTGGTCCTCCTACATCTGCTGCTATAGTGACACCTGATGGTAAAACTGTGTTTACTCACGAAAAAGGACCTAATGGCGAATGGTTAATCAATGGTCAACCAGTTCCTAAAGGTACCCAAGTAATTCCTGTTGATAAAGACGCCAAGGCTCAAATGGCTGATATTATCAAAGCAACAAGACCAGAAGTAATCAAACATCAAGAGCAAGTAGAAGCTTATAACGGCCTCTTAAACGATGGTAACGCTATTGTTAACTACTTGAAAATGGCACCTAATGCTATGACTGCTGGTGGTAAATACGCTTCTTGGGCTAAGGAATTCACCTCTAATCTCGATGGTACTTTACAAATCTTTACAGACCGTCCTGATGCTGTTGATAGAAATACTCTTAAAACTTTTGTCGATGAGATCGGTAAAGTTGAAGATTCTCTTAAAACAGGTCAGTGGGAAGAAGTTAAGAAAAATGCTGTTGTACATAGATTGATTGAAGCTAGACAAACTCTTATGGCTTACTCACTTGCTAAAGCCTCTGGTGCAGGTAGTGGAAACAACTTAAGTAACAAAGACATTGAAAACTTTAAAGGTATCGTAAGTGGTCATGGTGATAAACATGTTTGGTTACAGACTTATCAAGACCTTTTAACAAAAGCTGAACAAGGTATTAATGTAAGTGCAGAATCACTAAACAACGGTCCTGATAACGCTGCGTTTAAAAACATTCGCGGTTATGATTTACCTATTAAACTCGCTGATGATGCCGTAACAGCAAGAGCCAAAAATAAAGACTCTGAAAATTATCGAACAACTGTTATGAATGCTAAATTCGATGATTTACCTATAGAACAACCTACTGAATTACAACCTCAAAAACCAGCGCCTCCTCCTAATTATACACCTACTGGTCGTGTTGATAGTCGAGGTGTTCCGATTTACTTAGATGAAAATGGAAACGAAGGGACGTTAGAATAATGGGATTTAAGCCAGTAGAAGGTCCGACATACACTCGTGAAGAGTATGAACAATTAAAAGGTGCTCCTCAGGGGGCACCTACTGGCTCGTTCAAACCTGTACAAGGTCCTTCATATACTCCAGAAGAATTTGAAATTTACAATAAAACACTTAGTACTGTTCGAGATAATCCTTCTTCAGATGATCTTATGAGAATGCAGACTGAAGGTTGGACACCTGAACAAATTGCAAACCGTAGTGTTGAAACTTGGAGAACTAAAAACCCAAGACAAACTGTAACTGATCTTGAGAAACAACAAAATATGTACTCTTGGCCTGTTCAAGTAGGTACAGGTGTTCTTAAGGGACTAGCTAATACAGGGCGTAATGCTATTGAAGTAGGCACAGCTATTGCTGATCTTGCTTCTACTGGTTTTACATATGGTACATCTAAGATCGCTAACGAACTTGGTATGTCTGATGTTAAACCTATCAGCGATTACAATCCAGGATTGACTGAAAAATTTAACGAAGCCGTCCCAGAACTTCCATATGATACTTTTACTGAAAATGTTGCAGGGACATTGACTGAAACTGTTGCTGGTATGAAAGGTGGAGATAAACTAGTCAAAGCAATTTCAAAACCTTCGACTACTATCGGTGGTAAAGTCAACGAATATGGTAAAAGATTTCTTGGTCAAGAAGCCGGTGCTACAATCGCTCAATCAGATGATGACGCCGTATTTTTAGGGAATCTTGTTGGTATTGATCCTAACGATCCAGAAGGAATGAAAGTTCTTAAGCAAAAAGCTAATGTTTTAAACGAATCTTTGTTAATCGGTTTAGGTATTGGTGCTGTTGCTAAACCAGTTGTTGAAAGCAGTAAATATTTTTGGAATATGGTTCCTAGAGCTGCTAAAGATTGGCATAACCTTGATGCCCACAAAAAACAGTTTGTATCTGATCTTTTAGAAATCTCAGGTAAATCTCCTGAAGAACTTGTAGATTTCATCAAGCAGAATAAAGAACAGGTTATTGAATTAAATGACACTCTCGTTAAAGATTCTGTTGTTAAAAGAGATACAATCAGTGCGATCCTTAAAGGATTAGACCCTAATGATCCTAACAACGCTATTGCTATTGAACTATTCGAAGGATTGAGATCGTCTACACTCAAGGGTGGTTCTGGTAATCTCACTCAGAAACTAAATGCACCATATAACGAACTAAAGAAAAAAACTGAAGAGGTCTTTGATACTCGTGGTGGTGAAAAAGGCATGAGTAAAGCTCTTCCTGAAATTCAAGGAATGGCTGATGCTCAGGTTAAACCTTCTCAGGACGCAATAACAGTCGGTAGAGAAAATGTTGCTAAAGCTGAACGTGGTATCGAATCTGAGTTATCTAATAATCCTGTGTTGAAAGACCTTAGGAATACTACAACAGGATCAGATGTTAATATTGATTTTGATGCCGCTAAAAATAAAGCATCAGATGCAATGCAAGACAAACTTGCTAAAACTTCTGATGAAATTACTCGACAAAAAAACAAAAGATTTAATAAAGTTTTTGAGTTAGCAAAAGATATTGCTCCTAACAACAAACTTATTGATAAAGCTTTAGACGAAATTGGTTACGACCTTCCTGACCAGATGAGAGAACGATTCGAATTAGCCAGAGGTAATTATGGTGATCTTTATCGTTTTGCCAATTTTGAATTACCTAATCTTCAAGAATCTTTAAGAAGAGAAGCTGCTCAAAAAGGAGCTAACGGAGGTGATAGTTATCGTCAAGCTGATAGAATTGGGCAATTTAGAGATCGTCTGATTAATGACCAACTTGATTTCTTAGCTAACGCAGAAAGAGGATCAGATGGTCGATACAGAGGTAAACATCCTGAAATAGCACAAGCTTCTGATGAAGCCTATCGTTATTATAAAAAAATGACTGTACCTTTACTCCGTGATGGTCCTCTTCCTAAGATGCAACAAAACAGATGGGATCGTTCTAAAGGTCCTACAGATACTAAGATTGAAAATAGAAGTATTTTAGAAAGCACTATCGAAAATAATAGTAAAAGAGAGCATACTGATATTATTGCTAAAGCTCTCGCTAAAGATAAAACACTTCTTCGTGATTACAGTTACGCTAGTGCTGCTAAAGAACTTAGAGCAGAATTGAATGCAACAGGTAAACTAACACCTGAAGCTGTTGCAAGATTAAGTACTAAGTTCAACGAATTTATTCCTGCACTGAAAGCTTCTGATCCCAACGCTGTTGATGGTCTTAACAAACTTTTAACAACAATGAGGGATGCTAATTTCAATAAAAAAGAGCTTGTTGATCAATTAAATGTTCTTGAAGAAGCGGGGCGTAAAGCAGAACACACGGCGTATGGAGAAGAGTTTAAATATTTCTTTAGTTCATCTCAAGGACCTATGGCTCATAAACCAAGTAATGGTTACAAACGCAATACTAATGCATTTGATTCAATGGTAAAATTGTTGAGAGAGGGTGAAAGTAAAGAAACTATTGATAAAATTCTCAAATCTGATAATGAAGTAGCTAAGAAAGGACTTCAAGCTGCATATGCTCAAGCCGCTAAAGATAGTTATCTCAGTGGTAAATTTCCATCTAATCTTGAGAGAAATTTTTTGAAAAATGGTGAACAAGTCTTTGAAGGAACAACTATCCCTCAAGCCCTAGAAAATTTAGCTAACGAAGCTCGTGAAGCTGTTGGAGCTAATAAGACCAGAATGATCAAAGGTTTTGATCTTAAAGGTCCTCAGAACAACATGCAAATTGCTGTTAACACAGTAACTACCTGGGTGTTTGGTGTGCTTAATCCAACAGCAGCTCGTATCAGAACTGTTTCAGGAGATTTCATGAAGAAACATGATTCTTGGGGTAAAGCTAAACTAGCCGCTGATATTATTCTTGCAAACCCTGATGAGTTTATTAAGATTGCTGAGAGTATGGCTAAGAAAAACGCTAATAAGATCGATCCAACTACTAAGACTTTGTTGTTCCGTATGTTCACACGATCAGGTTACAATATAGAAAACCCTGAAAAACAAAACCAACAAACTAATAAAAATCTTCAGAAATAAAAATAACCCCGGTATAAAAGTTAAACCCCTAGAGGCTCCTTTCGCAAGGAACTTCTAGGGGTTTCTTTGTATATAGGTTTTGAGTCTATGACAATTAGCACAAAGTGTTTGTAGATTATCTAGATTGTTATTATTATGATGCCCGTCAATATGATCTACATCTAATTGACATCTATGTACTGCAATCCAACCACATTCTTCACAATAAGATTTTTTATGAGACCGATAAGGATGTTCTTTTAATCTACTTTCTCTACGTTTTTCTTTGTCTCTTGGTTTATATTTTCTAACTCGTTTAGTTTTTTCATATAACTTCTTTTCACAAGAAGAACAAATAGAAAGAAAATAGTCTTTCTTTTTCTTTTGTAGATTTTTATCACAGGCTACACAAATACCACGTTCATGTCTAGACTCAGGTTTTCTGAATATCCATTTTCCTATTGTTTATTATCTCCTAAATTCCGAGGGTTTTCTTTTATGCAACGAATTGTTCTTTACGCCATTCAATTAACTCTTGGTCAGAGAACGGAGAGTTTTCATCTACGCCATGAGGTGTGTCGTCAATCCAGATATCAATACCGATACCCATATTCTGAGTGACTTTACGTTTAGCAATACCATTACAAAACACTGTAGGAACGTTGTATTTGTCTTCTAGTGTCTTAAATTCATCAAGCCAATCAAGTTCATGATGTCTCATAGTAACACAGATTACTTCATGACCCATAGATTGAAAACATCTAATAACAGCTCTAAAACACTCTGGATCAGCAGAGTAAGTGTTGTCAAAATCCATACCTATAGTAAGTTTACGTCTCATTCAAAAAACCAATCTGGTAGTGGATCGCCTTTTACAACAGGTTTAACTTCTATCGCATAATTATCTATTAATCGAGTTTCAGGGTCCATACCACCGATTAAGACTGTTTTAACTTTAGGTAATGACTCTATGACTACTTTGACTTCTTGGTTTTCTTTTTCTTTATCAATTTCTGTTTGGAGTAACGCAAGGCTTCGCCAGGCAACCTTAGCCGAGTGTCTCATACCATCATCATCCAAAGTTCCACTGTCAACAAGATGCCTAACAATACAATCTGCATGATCTGTTGATTTGGACTTATCCCAATGAAGAGGTTCTCCTGGGTGGTGTTGACGACTCCCAGCTTCTGACACCCTAGCTACTTCAGCTAAAGCATCAGGGAAATACGCCAAGAGTCCAGAGAACATAGGTGTATTCTTACGCTGTGTTTTATCAGTTGTCAATGTCAAGATTCCGTAATTCCTCTAGTTGACCAATAAATCTACAATGTTTGTCTCCGAATTGATCAGCTAATTCTTTAGGATAACCATCTCGGATCAATGTATCTCTTAGAGACTCATTTTCTAATGGCTTAAATTCTTTAGGGAATCCATATTGCCATCCACTAGGCGGGTCATACAACACTGTCATCTATACTCCGAAATAACAGGAAGTTCTAATTGAGGATCATCATGTATCACTGAGACTCTCCATTGAGAATTAATGTAAGTGATCTCACCTTTAAGATTGTCATGATGGAGTTCGAGTTCATACAATGTCTGCTCTAACCACATCATGGCGTCTTCTAAAGAACCAAATACTTCAAGTCTAAATTCTTTCACGTTAAAACTCCTTTAAACTAATGTGATATAGTGTTTTAACTTCTTTCATTATAAAACCTTGTTTCTTGTTGATTTTTACTCATCTAATCGCCTATATAATGGTAACTAGTATCTTTACTGATAACTTCTTTATCAAAAATTAAAGAAATTTCTATATTAAATCCTCCATAGTAACCTGAAGAAGTAGACACTTGAACCTTAAGGTTTTCTTTAATCCATTGCTTTAATGCTTCGAAGTCCTTCTGATCGGTACTCATTAGGTTTCAACTCCTTGATTGACTTAGCAGGTGATCGGATGATCTCAATTAATCCGTTAGCGTATTCTAAACGATATCTCAAATCTCTTCCTTAATAAATTCGTTAAAGTCGCATCTTAAAATATATTCTAATGTATTCATTTCAGGATGTCCTCCTACATAAGTTTCTAGAGCTAATTTATCTATTAACCAATTAGGAGCGTCATTAATATTATCAAAATTATTTTCTGCACCAAAAGCAACAAAATCTTTTTCTTCTAAACGAACATGAGGTTCTACATTAAGAGTAAAACCCCCTGTGTTATTCAAATTGTTAAATATCTTCATATCAAAATTTCATTCATTCACAAGTTTTCATCCCTGTATCTGGATCAATAAAACAAGCCATTGCTGTAGGTGTATCTACAATATCAACTGGCTCTTCATTTTTTGTTGAATCAACAGCATTGAGGATACCATATCGTTTCCCTGCTGCCCTGAATGTTGTAATTCCTTTACACCCTTTCACCCAAGCATCAAAATAAAGTGTCTTGAAGTCTTCAAAAGAAACATTGTCACCTACGTTACAAGTCTTCGATACAGAAGAATCAACAAATTTTTGTGCTCTCGCTAAAACTTCAACATGAGCTTGTGCAGAAATTTCATTAGCTGTTTTTCCTTTCACCCCAAAGACTCTGAGCCCGTAGTCTTGTACTTTTTCAATCCTAGGACCATCAAATGTTTGAATAGTTCTCTCATACTCTAGAAGATATGGAGGTTCAATACCACTAGAGATATTATCAGCAGTTAATGAAATAGTTCCTGTAGGTGCAATAGAAGTTAAATGACTGTTCCTAATTCCGTGTTCTTCAATTCCTTTACGTATATGTTTTGGAAGAGTTTTAATAAATCCACCTTTGAGATACCTCGATTTATCAAATAATGGGAAACTCCCTTTTTCTTTTGAGAGTTCGATAGAAGCTAGATAACATCCATCACGAATAATTTCGAGGATTTGATCTTGAAAATTTAGATAAGTCTCATCACTATATTGATAACCTAAAGCTTCTAAAGCATTAGCAACACCAGTAACTCCAAGCCCCATACGACGTTTATTCTTTGCTTCGTACTCTTGTTCTTTAAGAGGATAGTTTGTCCTATCAATAATATTATCCATCGCTCTCACAACATGAATAATGTCTTGATACAAGAGTTCTTTGTCTAAACTACCGTTGAATACATATTTTGTGATATTAAAAGAACCTAATAGACAAGCTCCGTAAGGAGGTAGTGGTTGTTCTCCACACGGATTCGTTGCTTCGATAGTTTCACAATACCAAAGATTATTCATTTCGTTAATACGATCTAAGAACAACACTCCTGGTTCTGCCCAATCCCAAGTATTTCTCATAATCTCTTCCCAGAGAGAGATAGGATTGATGTATTTATAGACCTTGTCTCCATAACGCAAAGGAAAACGTTCTTGTTTCACTAACGCGTTCATAAATTCATCGGTGACACCCACTGAAACATTAAATCCAGAGAGTTTATCTCCGTTGTTTTTAGCTCTGATGAATTCTTCGATGTCTGGATGATCAACACGAAGAACTCCCATTTGAGCTCCACGTCTATGACCAGCAGACGCGATAGTGTGACAGATAGCATCATAGATATTCATGAAGCTGATAGGACCAGACGACTTACTATCAAGAGATTTGATTATTTCTCCTCGTGGTCTTAATCTAGAGAAATCGTAACCGATCCCACCTCCTCTACGCATAGTCTCTGCTGCTTCTGTTGCTTTTTGCATAATACTTGACATAGAGTCTTCAATAACTCCAGAGACAAAACAATTATATGCCGTTACGTCTCTAGGAGAACCTACAGCTGATTGTACACGACCAGCAGGAAGAAACCTCATGTCTAAGAGGATATCTCTAAAACATTCAAAATGATTATCGGTGTCTTTTAAATGATTAGCAATCCTCGTCATCGCCCTATCAAAAGATTCATTAGAGGATCGGTATTTAGTTTGATGTATCTCTTGACTTAATGCCGTCTTAGGGCCGTATTTCTTGTGTTCTATGACTTTTCTCCTTTCATAATAATTGTTTTGATACCTGCTTTTTTAGCCCTACGAATCATATCCCATGTTCCTTTAGACTGGGGCGTGGGGAATGCGACCACTAAATCAGGCTTTCCTTCGTCTATCATTTGTTGATTTCTAATTGATCCTGCTGCTTTACCATGAGTTTTCCAATCTGTCTTTTTTACTGGGAATTCTAAGACAGGAACATTATTGATATCAGCCCATTGCCCAGCTAAGGTATCTGCACCTTCAGCTTTACCATGGATGATAACTTGTTTTGAATAATCCGTATGATCTCCATCATATATCACATGGTGTTTAGTAAAATCTCTACCACCACAGACTAGGATTCTCATATCAAATTACTTCCAAAAACAAAGATCGATAACCCGATCCTGTAGCAATAGCACTATATTCTTCGGTATCAATAACGTCTTCATACTCACCTTGATTGAATAACTCAACAGCTTCTTCAAGAGTTACTTCTTTTTCGAAATAAACTTTATAGCCATATTGAGCTTCTACATCCAGAATCCAACAATTTTGTTTCTTTGTCATAATTCTACCTTCTGTATATCCCCACCACATCCAAGTGTGAATCTAATAGCAATTTCTGTTGCTTCTTCTGCTGTTGCTCCCATAGCCATAGCCCCTTTAGCTACAGGGGAGCCATTACCTAATGCATAGAAATCTGCTTTAACCGGTGAGAAATACCCGTCAACAAATACTAGGATTTCATCAGGAGTTACTAACAACGCTTCGACTTCATCAAGTTTTGAGAGTTCTTCAACGCAATGTTCCCATATGTAATCGGTGTCATAATCCTCAAAAGTATCTAAAATCTGGGATACATGAGATAAATTTCCTGCGGCTCCAACGAGGAATCCTTCAGGGGTTTTAATTATCTTACGGACTGATCCGTCATTAAATCCCGATCCTGTAGAGACCATAGAGTCAGAACACATGGTTCCAGATTTATAAGCTACTACTGTCAATTGTTAATCCTTAAAGAATTGGTCAAGATCTGGTTCTTTATAATTACTTCCCTTCAAGATTTTACCATCCTCACGTCTGAGTACTTCACCGTTAGGTCCTAGTTTACTCATATTGGATTCATGAACAGCATAAAAGACTTCTTCAAGAGGTAATCCAAAGGTAGTAGCAAAGCCGATGGTAACATACATCAGATCAGCTAATTCCTTTGTTAGCTTCTTTTTATCTATAGGTAGAGCAATAGACTCTTCAATAACTTCATTAAGTTCTTCTTGGAGAAGTTTTTCTCTTAATCCTAAGAGTTTATTCTCAAAAGGTAAATTAATAGCAGCCCCATAGGTTTCATGGAACTCACGGAGTAATTCAAACGGAGTCGGTTTTATGATATTTCTCCTTTACAACACAGGCAATCCAATAAGTAAGTTCTTCAATGTGTTTATGACCCTCGGTGATATGAGTAGCTTTGGTGTTCATAGACATTGCTTCTTGTTGACGTTCTCTAGCTTTGTTTAATAACTCAAAGTATTCAGGTAGTTTCAATCAAAGCACTCCAACTGTATTTTAATTGAGGAAGATTACTAATGGTTTTATTCCACATGTCAGCAAGGTCTCTAATTTCCTTTTGACTGTGAGGGTCACTCCGGAGTTTATAAGCTCTAGCCCATGCAGCTAATGATCCTGTTGCGTACACCTCAGTGTACATACTCTGAGGAAGAATCATTCTAGCTAATTCAGGAGCTAAGCCTTTAGAGATCATCTTTTCATAAACTTCTTGGATAAAAACAAGAGTTTCTTGATATGCCGATTCTACACTTTCCATAGTAGGATAGTCATTCCCCGGCATGTACATTTCAAAGGAATCTTCTTTTGTACCCTTTAGTACTTCGTCTGAACTCCCTTGTTTCTTGTTGTCTGCTCTCTTACGCCAAGAGTCAGGAGTATAAAACTCTGGAGGATCATCTATGTATCGTCTAGAACAATTTCCGCTGACACAAGATTTTCCATTTCGTCTTACAATCAAAAGACCTGTTTCAGTTTCAGCACAATAGACTTTATCATTATAAGGGATTGATTCTGAATATTTTAAAAGTTTAGGTCTTGGATATTTAAAAGTCATTTTGTAAAAAATATTCCAATTCCCAATTTTAGGTCGTGTATGGATTGTGATGTCAAACCCTAATAAATAACCTAGTTCAATTAAAGATTCTTTTAATGATTCTGAAGTCGTAGAAAATGTAGTGTTGTTTTTAACACTCACATGACCATCACTTTCTACAAGACCGTCAAAAACTCCTCTCAGAAAAGACAACGTTTTTTTATAAAAATTAATACTCTTGTTATGAACTTGTCCTTCAAATTCAAAATCATTGTAGACTCTAAAATAAGAATAACCATCCATTTGTTCATTCTCATTCCAACGATCTGAGATAATTTTTTTGGAAAGACTCCTTAAAAAATCTTTTTTTCTTTCTTTCTTCACATGAAAATATATTCTTTTTGAGTCTTTAGAAAGAGAACCATCTCCTATGAAAAACCCATACAAAAGTCCTTCGTGATAATCATCGCCCAAAGGGTAATCTACAGTTGGCATTTTCATTGTTTTTGGAAACACTTTATCGAGTGCATTCACAGTTGTCATTTTTTCATAAGGAGTCCAAGTCTTAGATTCATAGAACGAGACGTATTGTTGATGATTTGGAGTCACTAACATATCTAAATCTCGACTATGAACGTGTAATAAATTACCTTTGTAATCTTTTTGGATTAATCCCAATGGTTTCTTAAAAGAATAACTGCTCCCATCTAGTTCAGGGGTAGCTATTAAATCGTCTTTAGTTACACTTGGCCAAAATTTCCATCCCTCAGATGTTAAAACCTCTGTGTCTTTACTAAAACATTCGTTGTAAGTAAACCCCACCATGTGTTTAAATCTCTGTCTAGCAACAAAGATAGGGAGTTTTTCAACCATGGTAATCTGCACATGGCTAAACGGGGTCCAATGGTTGTGTTTAGCTAGATAGGAAATAAGTTTTTGGTCTTTTTCAGAAATAGTTACATAAGGATCAACAATAACTCCTGATTCTTTATATGATTTCTCGTAGTCAATAACCCATTCAGACTCTTTACCAAATGAAACACGAGCCGCGTTAACGACTCGTAAATCATCCCCTAATACATCAACTAAACGTACGTCCATTATTTACACATCTTCTCCAAAAGCGATTTCCATAAGTTTATCAGTTAAATCTCGTGGAACAATAAAAGTATTTAAGACACAACCTTCTGCATCTGCTGTGACAACGAATAAATTTTCAATGTCTTTAAATGTATAAAAATCCATTTGGCCTACATGAGTTACAGCTTGAATTGAAGCAATTTGTTGTTCTTGTACAAGTGCTGCTTTAAACTTCTCAAGGTCTTCACTCTTTAGAGATTTCCACTGTGTAAATCCTTTACTCTCAGCATCTGTTTTAATAGATTCAGTTGTAGCCCCTGAACACTCTTTTACGACAATATATTCCGTAGTCATCAAGGGTACATCAGCTTTGGCCATTGTTGCAGCAGACCACCCAAGAAGAGTTGCTAAGCCGATCATTGCTACAGTTTTAATTCCGATATTCATTAAGTCTTCCTTTAAGTTATACATCGACTGGAGCCATACGCTTAAGGATTTTCTCATCTAGTAATCCGTTCTCGTATGCTAATTCGATGATTTCATATGGGGTTAGATTAAATTGTTCAAAGAATTCTTCTAAGGTAAGGTCTTCTAAGATATAATCACACACTCCTTCAATCCATTGTTTCTTCATTATCTGCACTTTCTATTAAATATTCTACGTCTCTGACTCTGAGATTTTGTCTTTTGTATTCATTCCCGGATTTAATCACTTTAGGTCTATGCTTTTCGAGTTCTTTAGCATAAATATTTCTTAATCTTTGTTGTTGTCTTTTATACCGGGTGTCAGCATCACTCATTTTACTTTCCGTATTTCTTAATCACTTCTTCGATATTTACAGGGGTGTAATTCGTGTGCTCCACGCATATACAAATGTGTTGTTTCGTGGGTGACTCTCTTTGATGAATATGCCCATGACAATTATATTCGACTTTACGAAAAGAACTCTCATGAATAGGTACGTGAGTCAAACACATATTGAACTCTTTGAACAACCTCCACATATAAATCTTCTGGAAGTGTTTCTGTAGGACATTCCCTTTGCCATAAATAGTGTCATGGTTCCCAACGATGAGTCTTTTCTTCCCGTTTAATCTAGAAAGAATCTTCTCTGCTTCTTGTTGAGAACCAAAGTAAACATCCCCGAGGTGGTAGATTTTATCTTGTGGTTTGACTACTTTATTCCAATTGTCAATCATGGTTTCATTCATGTGGTTCACGTCATCGAAGACATCACCCCGGAATTTCTTCCCTTTGTCATCTGTGAACTTGAGAATATTAGAGTGGTTCCAGTGTTGGTCGCTCGTAACCCAGATATTAGCCATATTCGTTCCTAAGTGTTTCTAGCTTAATGAATCTCATATCAAAATCACCATTTTCTACATTAGTCAACACAGTGATACCTGCTCTCCAGAGTTCTCCGATGTTTCCCGACCAATCGTTCGTATAATCTTGAAAGCAACCAACAACTAGTCCGTTGTAAGTCTTTCCATCAATATTTGTCTGTGTACAATAATCGAACAAATGGCTATGGGCTGCAACAGAAGAAATCTTGTTCTTAGTGATCAAAGTGTGCGCTGGATGTTCTCCACCGGCTGGTCTTCCGCTTACTCCTGTGATAAAATAATGAGCAAACAATATTTCTTCAAGTTTAAAAATTCCTGGGGTGTCACCTTTATAACGAATGATTTCATCATAGTAATCATCAAACTTGAAGTCCTTGAACCCTATAGTTCCTTCCAACTCAGGAGAAAGATCAAGAGCACGTTCACACCTTCGTTCATGGTTCCCCTCTAAGATCACTCTGTAAGGAAGTTTCTTTTTAGTCTTCTTAATAGGGTCCCACATACGCTCTTGGAAATCAAGATGGGCATCGATGTCTTTACGATAAGACTTTCCTTGGAATGATCTTTTACCTTTGTCATAAGAACTGAGGGATGGCATATCAGCAGCATCCCCCATGTTAACAACAACGTCAGGTTTTTGATCTTTAAGGAATTGACCTAGCCAATCAGCCCTATCGTTCGGATGTGTACTTATGGCGTGTTGATCAGGGACTATTAAAATTTTATCGATCAATTAGAATAACCTTGTCATGGGGTCTATGATCTCCTATCATCTAGTTATCCTTGTTTTTAATCATTTCCAAGATAGTATTTTTAACTGGATTGGTTTGTTCTGGAATGTCTTCAACAAGTTCTTTATGAGTTTCTGGATTGTATTCTTCAACAAAAGCCCATATACCAGAAGCGATACTATTAGTTAACTGTGGGTATGGGGCTGTGTTGTCATAGAACAAGACATTACTATTATCGTCTACAACAAAATTATATGCATCGATTTTCTTCAACATCCCGTTAAGAAAAACTACCGCGAATGTCTTGGTGTTATTTACTTCAATATCCAATATCTTTTATCCCTTCTCGATTTTTATTTTTTGTATTTTCTTACGACTTCTACGTTTCTTACGTTTAGGAACAAACCATCCTGTGAACTCTTGGGATAAATACTCAGCAGCTCTTGATAACAACCTAGGATCAGTATGTCTGCCTATTACAACACGATTACAATTAGTACAAAGAAGTCCTCGGATTTCTCCGGTTTTATGATCGTGGTCTACCGAGAGCTTTTTATTGAATGTAGATTCGTGTCGTTCACATACGAAACACCGATGATTTTGTTTTTCTAGAAGTTGATTATACTCCTCTTCAGTAATCCCGTATGTGTATTTTAAATTATATTTGCGTTGACTCAAGCGAACAGATCGCCGTCATCATCGTTCTTGTTCTTGAAGTAAATCACAGCACCTACTACAACAACAAATACTAGTATTCCAACTATCAAATCCATTAGCTATCCTTTCAATTTATTTAAGTTCTGGAACGTTTGGTTCCACTACTGTTTTAGTCAAGGTCACCGGCCCGAATGAATATAAAAACGTTCTCGTATCCGGCCAACACGTTTTGGAGAAACTACAGTACGAACAATTAACCCCGAGCTTCCTATTACCACTCTTTTGGAAAGGTTCGTCTTCAAACGCTCTTTCGGGAGGGGTCTCGGAGGAAACAACCTTTTTCTTGTGATTATATAACTCCGACCAGTTAGTGGAATCCTTCTCGTGGGTATCGAGACATAAATGCCCCAACGACTTGTCGAAAACGAGAAACGAAGCCCTTTCTTTATCCGTAACGATTGGATTCTCTTGTCCAGCATAGAGATAGGACTGTATCTGAGGAATGTACCCAAAGGGATCATCGTCTTTAAGATTCCCACTTGCAAATTTCTTGAACGAAAAAGTCGAAGCGGATTTGACATCAACAATTCTACCATCTACTACAGCATCCCAATGTCCTTTAATACCTTCAATCTCTTGTTCATCTTGTCTTCCTTCAACAGAGTGCCCAGCTAATTGTGCTAAGAAAAGAATTAACTCTTCAGTCAAATCCCCAAAAAGAAATTTAAGATAAGTTTCTGCTCTAAGTGGTTCAGCTTTATCTGATTCATTAATTTCATAGTATAGTTTGCGTTCACAAGGTTGTCCAATTGAAGACATTCTGAGAGTTGGTTCTCTGGGTGTTCTTACTAATCGTTCAGCGATTGTCTTGGCTAGTTGTTTACCAAAGTCTTCAATAACTTTGGGATCAGTGTCTGAAGGAATCCCGTTCACCAAGATTCCCTCGATGTCAGACACTAACGAGTCAATAGATTTTACCACTCTACGGAATCTACACCATTAGTACCACCGGTAGGTGATTCGTAAGTAATCAGATCAAGAATCTTCACAGCCTCAAGTCTATTACCTACTCCCATACTAGTTGGGTATACAGAAACCTTAACAGCTACTAATGAACCATTACCAATCAACACTGGTTCACCTACACGAGTAGGTGCTTCACCCTCGTATGAAAACACTGCTTTTCCAGAGGAGTTAACATATTTTACAAGGACCTCACCGTTCTTATCAAAGATTACAGGTGGTGTAAAATTAACTACTTTACCTTTAAAAGTACGAGTAGTGTCTCTACGTGGATTGAAGGTTTTACCGTCTTTTAGTTTCTGTTGAATTCCATATTCTTTATATTTCTCGACTGAAGCTTCATCCATTTCTAAGGACAATGTCCATCGAGTAGCACCACGGAATTCATCTGGTTTATAGAGTTTAGCCCAGTTAGCAATTCCTGTGAGTTCGATTACTTCAGTTTTCTCAAGCTTTTTGATTTCTTTTGTCAAATTTCTTTATCCTTTAATGTATTGCCCCGTAAGTATCCCCATATTGGATACCAATCTTAAGAGGCACATTGAGCTTTAATGTTTCATTTGTTTTATCAATCGCATCCGTTAAGAGTTTAGTGATTTCTTTACGGGTGGTCTTCAAAGTATGCAACACGATTTCGTCATGAAACTGTGCTGTTAATTGTGGACGTTTGTCAAGTACGTATTTGACCCAAAGATCAAACACAAAAGAAGCAGTTCCTTGAATCGTAGTAGAGAAGATATCCTTCTCTGTTCTCAAAGAGTACCATAATCCAGATACTTGATTATACAACCACATTTGGCCATCGATATTCTTAATCGTTACTGTCTTAGCAAATTCCTTGATAGCCCAATTCAGTTTCCAGTATCCTTTGTAAACTTGTTTAGCAGTTTCTAAAGAAATACCAGTAGTTTTTACTAACCTAGGTGGCATTGCCTGATATTGGAGGGCGTAGCCGCAGTTCTTCGCTATGTCTCTGATCTTGGAGTTTTTCTTAGAACCTTGTTCCCCTTCTGTCTTGACATAAAGTTTGTATTCTGCAACCTGATCCTCGTCTAATAGTCCAGCAACAAGAGCGATATCCAAATGTGGATCATAGTCATCTTTCTGCATAGACTTCACATATCCCGGATCAAAAGGATATATGTAATGCATCTTAAGGAGTGTCTCCAATGAACTCATATCCGCCCCGATTAACTCGTGGTCAGTATCAGCTATCAAAACATTCCTGATGTCAGATGCATAAAGTCTGTCTGTTTTAGGGAGATTTACACAAGGAGCTACGTGTTGAAATCGTAGTGTGTTTGTTAGACCATTAATCTTGGCTTGAAGATAGCCATTGGTCTGCTCTTTCAAAAAACCTTTAAGTATTCCAATACGGTGTCCTAATACGGACAAACCTTCTAAAAACTCTAACTCAGGGTGATCTTCGATGAGTTCCTTGATCCCTGGGTCTAATCCTTTACCGAATTTCTGATTAATCTGAGGGATTTCTCGGTTGTCTTTATACTCAAATGTCTGAGGTTTCCACCCTAAATCAAACAACCAGTCTTTAATTTGTTTCGTTGAACTTGGATTAGGAGGATCATACCCTACAGTAATTTCTATTTCTTCAGTGTCATCAGGGAGATCATTAGTCAACAAAAGATCGAACCAATCCTGTGCTCCTTGGGTTAAACTCCCGTCTTTCCTAGTCAGTCTTTTAGGTTTACGTTTAACGGCCCGTACAGGCACGCTGGGCATCATCTGAGTTAGTTTGGCTATCCTAGTAGCCTTTTCATCCTCAAGCTTCTGTAGGGCCTTCTCTGTGGCCTTTACGTCGATTTTCCACTGACTACGTTCTTGAAGGTGAGCACAGTATAGTTTAAAAGAAAGGTATTTAATCAACCTCCAGATACCAGCTTCATCACTGTAAAGTCTTTTCAAGTAGTTGTATTGTTCACCCCAGAGTTTTGTGTTGATCTTAACGTCTTCTGTACACCTATGAATGTATTCTTCTATACTAAGATTCTCCCAATCGGATATCTTAGGTTTGAAGATCAAGAACTCTGTACCATAAGAATCCAATGAGTGACTCTTACGATTTGGTTTTAAGTACCATGACAACGCTAAGGTGTCTACTATAGTATGTTTAGAAAGATCAATACCTAGAATACGTTCTAACACAGGAACGTCCCAACGTCTCAAATTATGTCCGATAATTGTTTTGCATCGGGAGAGAAAATTTCTCATATCATCATAATCTGTAAACGCTTGGTATCCATACTCCTTAGTATTAACACACATACAGTACAATTTATCAGGTACTAATCCATTTCCTTCCACATCTATGATTGCTTCAAGGTCTATAACTTAATCCTTTCACAACTTTGTTGTTCTTGTGGCTTCGCCACTTCTCTATCTCTATGGTTTATTATACCATCTCAATCTTGAGCTGTCAAGGATATTTCAATCAATGACCGTTTTGTTTTTTACGTCTGGCAACTTCTCGTTCTCCATTAGGTTGATATGTCTTAGAATTATTTACGTGTTGTTCATACCTATTTCTAGGACGAGATTCCTGAAATTCTTCCTTAGTAATATGACCCATGTAATATAACATTGTCTTAGTGTATTTTGTCATTTTATTTGCTAAAGTCATTTTACCACCAAAAATGAATTAAACATTCAGTTACATTTTGTTCACTAAGAACTTTATGAATTTCTGGAAATCTCTGAGCGTATGTAATTTCTCCTTCGTCATCGTCACCCCACCATTCTTTATCAGCATCCCATGAAAAATAATAATTGTCATTACCAAATTCCATCATAGCCCAAATATTACGGATTTCTTTTTCCGCTGGTGATCCACGATCAGCTTCAAAAATCCACTGTTGTTCAAGTGACATTATAAAGGTATCCTATATTCATCGGTTAGTTTAGGTTCGGACAACTTACGTGTTACAGGGTCCATAACAGCATACCCTGCTGGTCCAGTTTGTCCACCCAATCGTACTTTAGGTAGTTCAAAAAATACTGTATTTCTTGTTACAGGGTCAACAGCAACTTTGTCTCGTTTGAGTTGGATGTGTGTTTTACTAACAAATTCGATGTTTCTTGATCCTCTAGTTCTCCCTTCGTCGTTAACATGGCTAATCAACACAATAGCTATATTGAGTTCTCTCGCTAAGAGTTCTAATCTTTGCATATATCTGTCAAGCTTAGCTGTAGTATCAGAAGTCTCTAATCCAGTAGCTAACCACTGCATGTGATCTATGAAAATAATACGGCAATTAGCACCAGCACCAAGAAACCGTATATTATCAATGAAAGTGTTCTCATCTTGAGTGTCAAAACTGCTGAAAATATGTGCTCTAGAGTCGTCATAGTTTAATGCTTTCTGATATGCTTCGAAGATATCGGTATTAGATAATCCTGAGTCAGGCAATACAGCAGGAAGGTTTAACTCATACCCTGCGATTGCTTTGATTGTTGTCTTACGACCTTCTTCAAGATGTACGATACCGATGTTGTGTTTAGTTGTCTTCAACAAATGGTGTTCACAAGCTCTAAAGAATTCAGTTTTGCCAACGCCCGAGGAGTCCTGATTTTGATCATAACCCACAGCATAAACTAGGATAACTTCCCCTGCATGAATACCATAAGTCATGTTGTTGATAGTCTCGAAAGGATATGTTCCTAAGAGTTCTTCGGATTCATCGTTGAGAGCTTCTCGGATATCTGAAAATTGACTAATGATATTATCAGGAGAATATCTTCTAGCTCCATCCCAGACACGGAATAAATCATACCCTTCGTCGTGTTGTAGATAATCATTTGCGTCTTTGTGACGATTGAATTTAACAATATACACCTTAGTAAAATCGAAGAGACTACTTATCGCTTTAGTTGTTTCTTGATCAGGGATGTCATTATCGAGAGCTAAATAAATTTTCTTAAACGAATTGACGTAATCCCTATGCTTTGTAAGAACTTTTAAGGCTTGGGATTTTGCTCCAGAAGGCAACGATACACACGCAGACTTTCCTGATGTTGCTTGAAAGAGACTGGGCGCGTCGTACTCGCCAGCAGTGATTGTAATTGAATCTTTAGAACCTGGGTCGAATTTATCCATTCCGAAGAGATCGGGGTCTTTAGCGTTTCCGACTGATCTAAATTTCTTATCCGACCATTGCCTGATCTTAGTAAACTCAGGGTATTTGAACAGTACTTCAAAAGGTTCTGAATCAATGAATTTAGTCTTGATGTCATAGAATCTACATGTCGCTTCACTTAAACCCCTGTGTCCGTAGAATTTAGTCTCGAATGATTGGTTTAATTTCTCGATATCAATATCTTCTATAACTTCTACTCCTTCATTGGTTTTGTTGAGTTCTTTTGAACTAAAATTCTTACCCCCACAGTGACCACTAAAGCATAACCCTGATCCATCGGCTCTTAGACTGAATGCATCACTTGAGGCTCCGCAAGGGCAAGGGAGGTGATTACTTACAAAAGGTTGAGATTCCATCAACTAAAACTCAATATTTTTTACCCACGAATCCGTTGTAGGTGTATTATCTGTGAATGTATAGAGTTGTATAGTCTTCAGAGTTTTTAAAGTATCCTCCTTAGTCATATGTTTCTTGATTATTTTATCTAATTCTGTCTTTGTAATTACTACTTGATCTAACCAATAATTCTTATCAGAAACTGACTTAGACTCTTTTAAAAATTCTTGGTATTCTTGGAGTCTAGAAAGGAGGAGTTTGAGTCTTTGATTTTCTTGGTTTATTAGATTGCTCAACTAGTTTAATCCTTCTGGAAATTTCCCTACCTAATTCTCCAATACCTTCTTTATATGCTCTATACATACTGCTCTTTGGAGTAAACTTTACTTTCTCCCGGTTGTATCTTTCGATTTCATTAGTCAATTGTTTCAAAGTGTAATTCTGACACTTAAGTGCCACGAGATGTCCTTTCAAATCTCCAAGAGTCCTCCAAGGAGGTATTGATGACTTCAATGGGGATTTCGATTTCTCCAAATCTCCCTGAGACGATAAGTACCATCGTCTTATTCATTGATTTAAGTTGAACTGATCCACCATTGAATTTAACGATTTCTCCGTATTCTACTTTCTCTATTTTTTTCAATGTCATGCTATTTTCTTCTCCGGGGGAGGTGAAGGAGGAGTGGAGTCTTTAACAGGTGGGTCCCAAGATAATTGAATCTGTCCACCTGTAGTAATGAATACACTGACTTCTTTACTTTCTTTTGTTGATACACCATTCCTGATACAGAAATTACTCAAAGCTTGAGATAAATCACGAGCGTTCGTGGGTTCAATAAAATCAAACAATGTCATTAGAACAACCTTACACCCTTGTTAAAAAGAAGATCCATAGCTCGAATAGTAGTATCATACACGAACTCTTGACGTTCTTGTGTCTCAACCCATTTGTTAGAAAGACTACGGTATTCTAGACCATAAGGCTTAGGACGGAAAGCACCTTTAGCTCCATACAACTCCCGACGTTTCTTATCGTTATCCCAACACAGAGATGCTGAATAAAGTAGGACATCGAGTTGTTTAACTAGATCACAACAAGTCTCAAGGTACTCTGGATCATAGATATCAAACCCATGACCCCAACCACAATGAACATGACCCCCTGCTGTTCTAAATGGTTCTGTTGTAGAAGGAGGAAGGTTTTGTTCTTTTGTGTAAGCGTTGAAGTCAGGTTCACAACCAAGGATTTTGACTTCAGGAGGTAATGAATCGAAATAATTAGGTTCATAGATAGCTGTGGGACTGAAGTCTATCTTCAACACAGTATCAAAGCTCCCCTCGATACGGTAATAAAGGTTATCAAGAACTCTAGACATATTACCCAAGAACTCAGATTTACTTGCACTTGGGTTGATATTGAACTCAGCTGCAGTTCCGTCTACTTGGATTGCTCCACCATCAACGAAATATGGTTCGTATTTAGTTCCAGGAATAAGGTCGTGGGCAGATACGTTCTCGTTAGTATAGATATTCTTGATGAATAGTTCTGGATCAGCACCGATTAGAAAATCAACCATTGACTACTTCCTTCACATCACCTCTAGTGATTTCTTTTAAAGTTTCTGCGTAAAGTTCCATGACCCTACGATCAGGGAAGTTCCTTCTCTTTTCGTTGAGTTTATTCGTAAAGACTTGAGAGAGATTAAAAGCCTTTGGATCAGAACTTAAGAAAAGGTCTTGGACTTTAGCTCTTGAGTAATCATAACGTTGTCTGAAACTCCCTTCAGTGAACAAATTAACATCTCCTGATTTGAATTTATCAGGAAGGAATTTATTCATGTTATTCGTGTATACATTAGATTGGTATTTAGCCAGATTTGGTTTTTTATCGAAGTCGTAAAAATTATAAGAATTCATACAATGAAGTAAGACCTCATGGTCAGTACATCCGTAGTCATACAAGAATTTAATGTTGTCAGTTTTCCTTGGGATTGTTTTAATAGTCCTGAATAAATTAACTAAAGTTGTAGGGTCTCCGTCTGTTGACAACACAAGACAACCTGTTAAGTGACCTTCTGAATTTCTAGTTAATTCGATTACACCTGGGTCTAGAAACCCTTTGATAAAGGGTGAGTTCTTACTCAATAGAAAATTAATGACTCTCTCAAACTCAGGAGTAAACGATTGAAGAACCTGTTTATTACCTTCGTATTTATACGGTCTATGAAACACCATAGACAATCCAACAGGCTCCCCTTTAGGGAAAGGGTGGTGTAGATCACCTGGTTTATAGTGATCATCAGTAGCTTCATCCCCGTGAGTAACTTTGTATTTCCTCAAACCCCCGAGACAAGGTTCTTGAGTCCTTTTATGGAATTGTCTCTTGTCATTTTCTTCTGTGATGATGATGTAAGCATTTGCGTAGTTTGTCTTCGAATTAAAATCAACACAAAGGTCGTGTTCTTCTGAAGTTAACTCAAGTAGTTTAAGACTCATGTTTCTTTCTCGTTGTCATTATCAAACAAAAATAGTAGGTCCGTGTCTTCGACACTATTCAAAGGGATAAAATCCTCTTCTTCGTTTAAATAATCTAGTAAAAGAACCTCTGTCCAATTATCACATTCGAAACAAATCCATCCTTGGCTAATAGTGTCATTGAAGAAGACATGATTTAAAGTGTCTCCTACATTAGTTTCAATTTCTTCCGAAGAAACTTTATTACATACAATACATCTTTTGTGATACAAATATTTATTCCAATATTTATTCCACTGGTTTATTTCACAGTGGAGTTCGGCCGGGAAAGGATAATAAACTCCCGGCGGGACACCACTGGTATATGGTAGGGAGTATATATTAGTTTCGGTTTCTAACTAATATATTATATTATACCATGTTTTTTAAGAACTTGTCAAGCCCTTTGTGCATCTCTAGGTATCAGAAAGGTGTCCCTTGCCTACCCCAACCCCCGTATCGACTATAGTTTTCATACCAATCATCATAACTCTCAGGTCCTTTTTCCTTAGAAGACCTTTCAGTTAACATATCGTCTGTTATGTATTCATAGAAAGGTTTATCCCATGCTTTCAACCTATGTGTACTAGTGGTATAAGAATCAGGGATACACTTTTCTGATAACTTAGAATCACAATTAAATTGATCCCAATCAGTCTTTAGCATTAGATACATATACATATCGTAGTAAGGTTTATTGAAGACAGATTTCAACCCTTTAGAGTTCTTATCTTGGTCTTGATCTAAAAAATAAACCTTGTGTCGTTGACGATAAAGAAAGTTGTCTTCAGCGTTCTCGTAATCTATAACTAACAAATGTTCAGGAGAGACTAAGAAAACATCTCCTGTGATTACTGCACGATCTTCAGACTTCTCGTCTTTATGAACCAAAGGAGATACACTCCTAACTCCATTCCTGGCTGTTGATTGTACTTCATGCATTACAAAACAATCTAATGCAGTACATCCTCTGCCTAACCATTGAGCTTCCTTAAGATATTGTCTCCAATACTTTCCTCCATACCTGAAATCGTCATAGACAAACAGAGGGACACCTTTCCAGTATCTGAACCATGTGAAATCGTAAGAAGTTCTCTGTCGTCTCTTTAATTCAGTCAAGAATCTCTGAGCACTAGGAACTTTAGCCGACATGAATCTCTCCTTCGACGATTTCTTTTGGTTCTTTTTCTTCTAATTCTTCCAATTTTCTTTTCAGAACATCAATTTCAGTAAACTTTTCTTTTAAAGCATCAACGATTTGCATAAATAACACAGAAGCGTCTTCAGGATGTGTCTTAAATAACTCAAGGATTTCTGAATAACTTAAGAAACACAACATACCATAATGTTCATCGGAATACAAGTCGAGTTCATCTATGGCTTCTTTGAAATCATCAGAAATCTTATAATATTCCATAAACTGAGAACTAGAGATATCAACAATTTTGGAATTGTTATTCTCAGGACTATAGACACTTACTCTGTTTCTTAGTTCTTTAGCTTTACGTTCAGCTTCTTGTTTGTCGTAGAGTTTTCCTCTCTTCAAAGTCTTGAAGTAGTCATCATTACTAGCGAAGAATTTGTTTCCTCCACCGTCATCTATATATTCCCAACGATCAGGATTTAAAACCAAAGGGTCTGAATTATTGCTAATCAACACCCCCTTACCAAATCCTATTTGCCATAACCCCATCATATACTGGATAAAGAAAGGATCACGGATATTTCCGTTGAATTTCTGGAGGAAAGGAGCGATCTTAGTCAACCCAAAGATTCTGCTATCAGAGTCTTCTCCGGGTTTAATCTCTCCTGGAAGAAACTCCTTAATCCCTTCGAAATATTTCAAAGCATCTGTATAAATAGTCCCGTTGTGACAGAACCAGACGTCTGTAGATTTCGAATGGTATACATGGAATGGTTGAACATTTTCTTTAGAAACTTTCCCTGCGGATTGATTTCTTAGATGTACCCATCTTTCAATGTCTTCGTTGTCTTTCAGAATCTTGTAGACTTTATCGACATCAGGTTCGTCAGTCAACTCTGAGATCAACTTCGATTTCTTCGTCGTGTTGTCTTTTAGAACAATCCCATAACCGTGTTCATTGTTATGCATAGCGTTATGCAACAAATTATACGGGAGTGTATATCCTTCTATAAGTTTAAAAATCGAACACATTAAATCACACTCCCCTCGAATGCTTTCTTGTAGTCTTCAACAGTAGTTCCTTGAAGTCCAGGAGCTGTGTTGATTTCAAGGACATAAGCACGTTTATCATTCTTACCCCATACGACATCAACACCACCGAAGTCTAATCCGAGAACTTCCATAGCCTTAATAGCTACGTCTAGAACTTGTTGATCAGGATTGACATTACTTCTTTGATAAATGAAACCATTCTCTAGGTTTCTGATCTTCCAATTCACTTCTGCTTTGTTGTCAACTTTAGACGATAATGTCTTACGTTGTACTGCAATTACTTTTTTATTGACAACATGAACTCTGTATTCTTCATGTTTCGGGATATACAATACATATAAAGGAGCCTCTGGGATTTTTACATCGGTGTCGTCTTTATGAATCATCACAATCCCTTTACCACCACTGCCGTTTAAGACAGTCCGGGCAACAACCCAATGACCTTTCTTAAGCCATTCGAAGACTTTTTGTTTATCAACAGTGAAAGGAGGGATAATGTCTGGATACTTTGATCTACTAATAGTCACAAAGAACTCTAATTTGTTAGATGACTTCCTAATTTTATCAGGATGATTTAACACCTTGGATTTGAGGATTTCATTAGGGAGATCAACACTTCCCCAATTAATCACTGTTTTTGTTGGATTTCCTTTGAACTTAGAACCCATAGTCTTAATTTTCTTCAAGTTCATAAGTTCTTTAAGTTCATTAGCTCCATCAGAAGTTTTATTAGTAAAGATATGACTAGGTTTCATCGAATTAGTCCTATTAGAATTGAGGATCATCGATCTGTCCCATATAATCCCATGAACCATCCCCGTGGAGAACAAACTCATGACCACTTGGTGATATAAGTCTATTGATACCAAAGTATTGAGAACTTGGTACACCACTAGATATCCACATACCACCAGTAGCCCCATAACAAGTCCAGTTAGTTTTTACTTGAACTGTAGCACCTTGCTCAAAGATAAAAGGATTTGTGATTGTATCCGGCCAGATGTCTTCAGGATGTTCTAAGGGTTCTGGTTGGGCTGGTGCTTGTCCTGCTACTCCTGCTGTGTTTAAGTTTGGCCAGGGTTGTTCTAATCCTTCTTGGGCAGCTACAGCAGCAGCTTGGCCTTGGTCAAAAGGGTCGAAAGGATTACCTCCTTTTTTCTTTTTGGCTGTATTCTTAGGTTCATCGTCTTGAGCGTATCGTTGGAAATTACTGAACAAATCAAGTTTTTGATCTTCAGTCAACTCATCGAAAGACTTATTGAAGACAACTTTAGCTAATTTGATAAACAATTCCGTTGTAGGTTCGATTTCTTTGAACGGTTTGATCAAAGACCTCCAATCTTTAACTTGAGACGCAAGACTAGCACTGAACCACAGGTTTTTTTCTACGAGTTTGTCTTCGTTATCAACTCGGATAAGTTTTCTATAAGGCCCAAACACGTCTGTAAGTAACTCGGACTGTCGATCTTTCCAAGCGAATACAATTTCTCTCGGAGTAATATCTTGTCTTGAGTACTCTAGCATATTCTGAAAGATACCCACCCAATCTTTAATCAGCTTGGTATCGGTTGTACCTCTTAAGAGTCTAGATTCTAAACTCCCTTGAGTATACAAACTAGCCATGTTTAGAGATGCGTATTTGTGCTCATTAGCATTAACTTCTAGGAAGTTATACCGACGATCCCTAAAACCATTGATGACAGTCTTCATAGCATAGAAATTTCCTTCGGCGTCTTTCAACGGAAGACAGAATAGATTAGACTCTCTGTTCTTTCCTGCAAACTTCAACAACAAATTCTCAGTCAAAGTATATGTCGTTAGAAAATTACCGAAGGTCATAATATTCTCAGAGAGCATGTTGATGTGTACATGCACACTAGTAGTCCATGAATCTGGAATGAATTTAATCTTTGAAGTCTTTTCGGTAAACTCATCCAAAGCAGCATCAAGTTGCTCACCCCAATTCAACGGTGTCTTCAATACGTATTCGAAGGGACCAGGTCCACGGAGAGAATCATCACGATGAACAGTCCAAAAAGAATATGAACTCGGGTCATACGCTTTTGTTGCTTCTGTTTCAATTTCGATACCAAAAGTTCCTTTTAAGAATTTCTGAGAACCTTTGTAGTCTTTTAGGATTTGACCAATTGTCTGCATTTTGTTCTCTTTATCTAATCTATTCAATTTACTCAATAGTCCAACCTAGTTCGTGTGAAAGATACCTTGATACAACCCAACCTAATCCATTCTTCTCGTTCACTAGAACAGTGAATTCATCGGGGGGTATCCATCCTACGTAGTCGTTTTTATAATAAACTTTGATAATCCCTTGTTCATCAATCAATAAAGCAATATCCTGAGAAATCGCTGCGCTATAATGACCACGATTCTCTGATTTATGGATACCCCTAAGTCCTTTCAAAGCGTTCTGGAGTCCAGGGAATTGTCCCATAACAGACTCTTTGAAAGATTTATGGAAAAGAATTTCTTGAGCTTTAGGATAGAAATGGTTGTCGGTTATGAATTGAACCCCAGGGAAATAAGAACTCTTGACATTCTGGATAGTTAATCCTTGTTTAACTTTACGTGTAGGTTGTCTAGTTAAATAGAATACTGCTTTCCAAGGGATATAATTCACATACCCGAGAGGTACACTAGAAATATCGATCTTGTCGTCTCTGACACTAACAGAACCGAAGACTTTATCAAGTCCTCTAGTCAACTCATAAAGTCTTACCTGCTCTCCACTTTCAGTCCTTAAATAATAAGGAACACCATCATACCTGATTATAGTTTGATCAAGTTTCTGAGGGAGGTCTTGTGTTGAAATTTCACACTTCAAAGAAATCTCCTACTATCGGATACCAATTGCATAACTATGGTTTTGAATAACAAAAAACATTCTCTTAATACTACTTTCTGTTTTAATCCATCTAGCAGATGGTCCTCTAAGTTCCAATCCATACGATTTAGGTCTGAAAGCATTGTTAGCGTTGTTATATAACAGTCTCTTTCTCTCTAACAACGTCTTTGGTCTAAAGAATTCATGGGATGTAAAGTTTCTAGCTACTCTGGAACACACCCTGAAATGAGCTTCGTTTTCATTAGAAACTTCTTTAGTCCACCCAATAGAAATCGTAGAACCACCTGCCCGATAAGGATTATCTCGGATAGATATAGGATATTGTATACTCCCTGAGTCTGAATACTCCGGGATCATATCGATATTCTTAGCTTCATCAGGTAGTTTATCAAAATCTTCTGTAGAAAATGTACAAAAAGGAGTATTAATGAAGCTATAATCAGGATTCACTTTACGAAGGAGTTCTTCGAGTTCTTTGATGGACTCTTTGATATTTCTGTAGAATTGATGTTCATTTGTCGCTGGAGTTGTCTTGAATTTATACGACAATTCATCAACCATAGAACTCCCATATGTTAAGTTATGGAAAGATTCCTTAGTCCCAGGAAGGAATTTATAGACAGGGATAGCTTTAGTCCGATCCCATACGAAGAGTTTGACACTGCATCCAACTGTGATCATGTCACTTTAAGTCCAATACACTTTATTGATTCCGTAGAATCGTATTGCTTTCTTACAAGTTTCACACGGTTCAGAGTTCAGGATGTTATCCCCTTTACTTAACCGTGACACGTATATTTCAGAGTCTTTGAGGAGGGTTTTGTCTCTCACCTTAGCAATAGCATCAATCTCAGCATGTAACAGAACCTTAAACGGTTGATGCTGGAATTTTAACATCAGTGGGTGAGTCTTGCGTTTGTTATGTCCTATACTAATGATTTTGTTCTTATGTACGATAGCAGCAGAGTGTCTAGAGCACCCTATCATATCTGCTTTTAGATTTTCTTCTTCTAAAACCTTGAAGATTTCATTCTTCATCAATTACTCTGAGAAAGAGTTTTCTCAAGTTCTCTTATCTGATTTCTCAATAGTAATTTCCATTCTGGGATTTGATATTCTTCCATATTATGATGTGGTTGATGTACAATGACTACGTTTCGTACTTTATCGTCTTTTTTATTACGATAGGCAAAAGTATAGTAATCTAACCCATCGATATTTTGGCAACAGATATACTCACGATATACTGAAGAGCCTGGGTTGTGGTATTTTTTGTTGATATCAAAACTTGTTTGGGTCATTATGATTCTCCCGGGATAATAGCGTGTTCTTCTAATTGAGCGATTCTCTTATCAAGATCAGAAATTTTCTCAATTAATTCTCTCATAATTTCATTACTTTTGGTTAAAGCCGTTAGGATTCTATCTCTAAACTCTTCATCTAACATTAGAATGCCTTTCTACGGGTCATAGAGGGGTCCTACAGCGCGTTTGAGACTTCTGAGGTACTAGACACCCGAAATTACTCAGCGCTCGTCAGTGAGCTTCCTAGGGGCTTTAATGGACGTGCCCGACAAGTCTATAATTCGCGTTGATCCAATCTTGTTTGGCTTCTGTGTCTCCTGGAGGTAAACAATACTCGCATATATAAGACTTGACACCGAAAGCCATAACACTAGTGACATTATTTTGTTGTATAAGAGTAAGGTTTCTCTTACAGGAGATACAAGACCTGTGAAAGTCACTAACGGGCTTTACCGTGTGCCTCCCCTGGCTTTGTTGTTTGCTCTGAGTTGTTGTGTTCTTTGTCGTTTTTGAACCCGTAGAACTTTTCTCTCTTTCTTCTTCTGTTTTTTGTTGCTGAGACCGTTTGATAAGAGAGACCGGTGAAGAATCTACTCCTTTAGTCCCTTCAGTCTTGATAGTTGAGGTTTTATTGAAATTATTGAAGTTCTTCAAGGCGATTTTCTTGAAACTAGGAGCTTGACCTTTACGAATATCCAGTGGAGAGACTCTATAAACAACTTCAGGGACTAGACTAAAGATTTTTTCTCTCTTGATACCGTTTCTATCAAGAATCCAAGCTAACATTTGCCATTCTGAAGCGTAATACAACACACTTCGTTCCATATTCCAGGTATATGACAAAGGACGGAGATCATTACGAGCGAAAACAATCTCATTTGTCTTTAAGTCTAATGCTGTAATCGCATAAGCTGACTTAGGATCAAGAGACTTAAGGACATACTCAACACCATAATCACTAAAGTCTTGGAACATCATCTCAGAATCAGTGATATCACCCTTGGGATCGTAGTCTTTCCAGTCTAACGTCCCGTTGTGCATACCAACGATGTTTTCTTTCTCGAAAGGATGAGCGTTCTTTTCAGAAATCTTCCCTTTAGTAGCATGACGAACATGACCAAGAAAGAAATTATCCGATACATCATCGAGTAACCATTTGTTTCCACCCATGGTTTTATGATGTTTGTAGATCAAGTCTCCAGATTCACCTACAGATTTCTCAACAAAATAATTGACTGACTTTCCTAACCAATTGACTCTCCCTTGTAGAACTCCTGATCCATGGAGTCCACGGACTACACTAACTCTTGCGAGTTCTTTTAAGACTTCTAGGTCTTGATAATTAACACCTGGTCCGAGGACCCCATAGATTCCGCAAATTTGACTAACTGTCCTTTCTCGACTTTCTATCCCTGTAAAGAATAGCGTCTACTCGCTTAAGTTTGATGTTAAGTTTAGATGCAATTTCTTTCATTTGCAGACCTAGTTTTCTAAGTCTTAAAACTTCTTGCCATTGATCTTCAGGAATGTGATTGTGTGTTCTTCCTCTTTTAGAGCGATCATTCATATTATCTAAATGTGTACCACCCAGTAAGTGACTAGGGTTAATACATTTGATATTGTCACAAGTATGACGGACTACAGGTGGATAGTAACCATTAGTTAAATAAAACACCTCTCTATGAACTTTTAGATTTGAAGTGTTCTTATTCCAGCTCTTGGGTAACCATCTGAATTAAAACACCTTTGCCATATCAAGCAATCGCCATCTTGTATAGTATAAGATAAATATTTGTCTAACAAAATACCTCGTCGATTAGTTTAAAGAAATACGTCGGACAATCTGCGTCTTTTTGTTTCCCATACCACTCAGGATGAGCTTGGAAGCAGAGACTCTTGGTCTTCTCATAGTAAACTACTTCTACATCTACTTTAGGGATAGGTAGATTCTTAGAAGGGTCACCTAGATAACATCTAGATAGATTTTTAGAGAAACAAAGAATCTCTCCTTCATCCGAAGGGATCATCATTTGGTGGTGACAAGAGTTGATTGTGAAAGTCTTGTACGGCATTACACCTGTAAGATCGGTGACTTCATGTGGCCCGTCCTGGTGACCTGTCACGTGTTGGTATAAAGAACCCCCTGAGAGAGAATTAAGGAGTTGTGCACCCCTACAAATGCCCACCATAGGGACACCTTTGAACTTCTCATAAATCTCTAGTTCTCGTTTATCACGTTCGTCCCAAATATATCCACACTCATGGATCTTATTATGTCCGTAAATTTTAGGATTAATATCACTACCACCTGTGAATACGATCAGATCAGGATCACGGATTCTATCGATGTTATAGTTTCTACCCCAGAATAAATTAGTTACAGAATTATCCGGTCCGACTATATAAACGTTTTTCTTAGAAGACTTGCTCATGCTGCTTTCTTTTCACTATGTGAATTTTTCTTCGAATCTTTAGCCTGATTAGCAATAGGATGTGTCAATACCATGGATTTAAATTCATCCAAAGTGAATTCGATTTTATTCCCCAAGAAATCAAAGTCTTGAACACGCCAATATTCTTTGTTGATATCAAATGGCCATCCCGAGGAGTCTACATCCTCAACAGCCCAGATACAACCACGGTATTTAGAGTCTGTTCTGAAATGACCACCAAGGAATTTCTTCATATCAATCTGGCCACCAAAAGCATAGTGACCTGAATCTCTTATAGGTGTTTTGAGGATTTTATCGTGGATTGTTTTGTGTTGATTTACTCCTGACATTCGAAAGTTACGGGCGAGGAAGAAAGCATCAGCTCTTGTATTACCAGCTTTGACTGCTTCCCACCATAAGTCTACATGCAAGGGGAATTGTGTGACCATACGTGTCGCAATAAGAAAATTCAGCAACACAACACTATGTGGATAACTAACGCTTTGCATAGAATCCAGTGTTTCTGGTCCGAGGTAGAATCCATGAATATGAGTATCGGATTCGATTAACTTAAAAGGTTCATGGAAAGCTCTACGCCATGGAGAAAACTTTCCGAGTATCCATTTTTTATATTCCATCTTCGCTTCGTTGTTTTTAGGGATATATAATCCTACAGCTAAGCGATCATAATACATTCCGATATATGAGGCTAGAGGTCCATAACAACTCTGGTCACCTTTAAACACCCAACCATCTGATTTTTCACCTGGGTTGATGATTCTTCCACAATAACTAGATTCATTACCAGTATAAGAACGAATGTGTTTCTCAGCGATTTTTTCAAATTGCTCATCGTTGTGGAATGATTTTTCAAACCTCCAATCACTTTTATTTGTGATAACTAGTTTTTTATCAGGGTTATAAGGATTCACTTTAATTTCTTTTCGTTCAGTTACAGTCATAAAATTAACCAATTAATGATCGCCAAAGGTGACTTCAAAAACTCCATACATAACTTGTCTAGCAGGAGCCATACGTTTAATTATTTCACGGCACTGAAAAGGAGAAGACTTCAGGAATTTTTGATATTCTTTGTGTTTACCTCTTTTGATTTCACGGACAATTAAGTCAGCGGTGTCTTGACTTCTAGCGACTATGAATTTCTTCATATATACCTTTCATATGATTATTCCTGTCATAATACCCACAAGAAAGAAAAAAGAGGCGAAGAAGACGACATGAAGAAAGACGTCATTTATTTTACTAGACCGGTTCTTTAGCATGTGATCTCCTTCGCCAAACTTTATCAACTGATCCTTTTAACCAAGACTATCCGTTTGCATCGTTTGTTCTTCTGTTGCCTCAGCATGTGGAGTTTCCTTGCCCTCTGAGCTTTCAGGAATTGTTTCTTTGACTTGCTCGTCGGTCTTACCGGACTGTAGTTTAATGTGCTCACGGAGGTCATCAACCCACTCTGCCCATCTTTGTGCCAATTCTCTGGAATCACCCTCATAGTGCTTACGAGCCGTGTACCAGATGTTCTTTAAGATTCCTGTTATAGATTCCTCAACGTCTTTGTTCTTCTTTTCGAAGAGATTTATATGACTATGAGTACTAGACTCAATCTCCGAGTACTTCTTCCCGTTGAGAAAACCATACGCTAAGTGCATGATCCTGAGAGCAAGTTTCTTCTCGTATCGGAGAGAGTCTTTCAACCCCCAATACAAAGCATATTCTTCAGAAGTAACCCCTTCAGGCATGTTCCAATACTTCCTGAATGCAGAATCGAATAATTCCTGTGCTTTTTCAGGGAAATTGAATACCTTAGGTTCTGGTTTTGGTTGTTCTTTTTGATGTTTGAAGGATTGTTTCCCAACGAGTTTATTCATTCGGACCATAAGTTGTCGATCTCGAATTCTCCTCCTTCGTTGCTTAAAACCCTCGACAACGATATTGAACTTCAGATCGTCATATTTAGCGATAGGCATCACTTTTCTCCGTTGGTTTAGATGTACTCTAGTACACCATTCTCAGGTTGGACTTCGATGAAATAGTCTGGTTCTTCCCAATCTCCTTTCACGTAAACTAAAGCTTCTATCATACCGTCTTTGGAGTCTACATGAATTTTGAGATGTTTGAATAAATGAGGATATCCTTCGATCTGATCGAGAATCTTAAGTGTTTCATCGGAGACTTCATAAAGTTCCCCTACAACAGGAAAACCTTTAGGTTCTGGTTTAATAAAAGGATATCCTGCTCGTTTCATTTGAAACTTTTGAACAGTAACACAGGGAATTCCGGGGGAGTGTTCTTCAAGGATATAATTTCTTGAGTAACCTGTCTTTAGTGTTCCATAGACAAAAACATTAATCATATTGGTTGACCATTCGAAAGGTTTTGTCTTTGTTGATGGAACTCATTGATCCGACTTTGATTTTGTTCTTTTGTTTTCTTTTCGTTTTCGATTCTTTTTTTCATCAAAACAAGAAAACTAGTGTCTTTGTAATAATCAAGGGGGACAGGGAGGTTTTCTTCTCCGAATTCTTTGGCTTCAATTTCTTTCTCAGTCTCATCGATTTTTTGATATACTAGACGACATAACCAGATGAGCACATCCACCATAAGACAAATAATGGCTGCTGCGATAAAGATTGCTAAAAGAATTAATATTCCAAAAGGCACAGTAAATACTATAGATGACAACAAGATTAATACCCCAAAGCTTACACCTATACGAGGACCAAAATGGTTCCAGTATTTTTCAGAATATTTCTCTTTTAATTTTTTTTGTGGCATGTATTTAGAGTAATAATCACTGTCAAATTTGAATGGTTCTCCTAACCAATAAGGAAGAGACAACATTATGGTTATCAAAGCTCTGAAAGCTTTAAAATGAGTAGCAATATTGATCATTTGACTTTCTTCCAATATCTATTCTTTAGACGTGAACCAACCGATGATCTGATCAGTTTTGTTAAAGACCCAACCACCGAATTTAGTTCTGCTGAACCTGATACCAATAAAGACACCGAGTGAAAGAAAGAACAAGCTTACCATTTTAAAATTCCTTTAGTCTTACGGGCGTTGTGTTGGATTGTATTCTTCGTATTCTCCAGGAAAACACCAAGTGCTATCTTGAGCTTCTTCAGCACTCATACCATCTGGTCTATCCCAAAAGTGACTAAAAACTATACGTACTGCTTCTGGGTCTTTATGGACAATAACCCCACATTGACCAATGTATTTTTTATAAGGACTTTTTATGATTTTTGCGTACCCTAGGTTAGGGAATATCTTAGCCTCATATTTATTCCTAGGGCGATACAAGGGTGGAGGAGCACACATTATTCTCTCTCCTTTCCTTTGAAAAGAATTTTTTGTTGGTCGTCATCGGCATTCCTTACGAATACTGTGTAAACTATGGTTACTACAATCATAATCCAACCAAGGAGGGACATAAAAAGTATATTTTTAAAGCTATCTACTGTGAAATCTTCACCATCTAAATGGTCTAAATATGATAGAAACAAAGTACATAACAAACCGGTGTTATACCAAGCCAGGATGAATACTATTGTCCAGAACATTTGACTTTCCTTGAATTTGGCGTAAGTGGAGGGATTTGAACCCCCGATCACGGTTTTGGAGACCGTTGCTTTAGACCAGACTAAGCTACACTCACGAATGGAGTTTCCACCGGGATTCGAACCCGGATACCTTGATTAAAAGTCGAGTGCTCTACCAATTGAGCTATGGAAACATGGTGATCCCGACAGGATTCGAACCTGTATTTTCAGCTCCGTTACGCTTAATGGGGTAGAAACCCAACACGGCTACGGGACCAATTGGTTAATCTGCGTCCACCCCTACAGAAATCTCGAATTTAGACCCTGGGACAACACCACTAATAAGGTTATATTTTTGATCTCTCATGTCTTGTGAATCATATACATAAGTGGTATATTGGTCTATCGGTTGAATGAATGGTACTTTATATAAAAATCCATATTTCTTTATAATTTTCTTAGGGGTATACGGAATGAAATTATTATCTGAATTTTTATAAACTACGAGATTCATGAGAAAATCATTAGTTTTAGATCTCACTTCCCATACAGTATAGTTTTTACCTTCGACTGAATGTGTAGACAAACACACATAATATCTAGGGGTTTTATAATCAAGATGATATTTCTTCCCGATCTCGTAAGTCATTCTAATCCACCTTCCGTTAAAACCCAAGAAACAATCACAATCCAAACAAACACAGCTACTGTTCCTATGATTGTCAAGATTGTGGGTTCAGGCATCCTCAACAACATAAAGACTAAACACAATCCATTGACGAATATAAAACAAAACCTAAAGAAATTATCCATTTCATTCTCCATGACTAAACCCCTTGGTATCCGCAATGGAGGGAAGAGATACCAAGGGGCTAACCTAGCTGAAAGTCTAAGGGCTAGGCTATTGGACAGTGTTCATTCGCTTACCGACACTAGGAGCGACACGTTTGATCAAACGATTAGTGTTGTCTGATGGTGCCTTAGCTGATTGAAACAACACAGCCTTGATCTTGTACGTATCAAATTTCGAAGGATAAGTCCCTGCTGCTACACGAGTAGAATCGTACAGACTTGTTCCTTCTGGAAATTCAAGATCATTGATGTCTTTGTCTTCAATCCAACTCAAAGTCATTCCGTTGTTGACCATCGTTGATGCCCACGAGGCGGGGATTCCCGAGACACCAAAGGCACATTGAGCCTCACCGACTGATATGGAAGCTTCAGCCTCAGACAAACTCGTATAAACTGGGGTGGCTTTCGACCAAGAGTCTTCTCCCCCGAAGTCTTTTTCGATTTGAACAATATTCTCCCAAGTAAGGGCCGAACCTGATCCAAAGGTATCCACAACGATGGAATTCTTTTCGGTAATATCTGAAAGTTCATCTATTCCAGACTCCCTTGAACAAACTAGAGTCATGACTTCTGTATACAACAAAGAAGTCGGTTTGACTGTTGATTTCATTGAGACGTCGTTCTTGGACATCAAGTAGTGGGTGTCATTCTGAGCGATACCATACTGACAAGTCCCCGCTGAGAGTCTCTTGAGAGTGTCTTCACTCCCTTGGGTCTCAATATAAGACACTTGTTGTCCAGATTGTTCGATCTCAGAACCGATAGCAATCATGACACGTTCATAGTTTCCTCCAGGTTTGTAGCACAATGCCACTGTAGCCTCCTGAGAAGCCGCTGGAGTGGGTTTGAGAACTTGGTTGATGAATTCCCTACCCTGATCTGTAGTGGCTGCTAGAGCGCCTGCAATCAACCCTAGAATGGCAAACAAGATTCGAGACATTTCGTTGACTTTCCTTCTAACACTATAGGTATAGTTTAGTTCATACCTTTTTCTGTTGCAGCACGGAACTCTATGTGATCCACACTGGATGACTTTCTTACAACTGCACGAATATCATCTAACCCGTTTTCTATATTGAAATAAGTGAATTCTAGAAAAGGTTCTTTTTCTTTAAATTGTTTGAAAACTAACTCGGAATTGGACTCATCGACTAGATAAGCTTCGTCTTTAGAAGTCCCGTAAGGAGTCTTTACTTTCAAGATAAGAATTTTAAGGTTTTTCATTCTACACCAATGGTGCTACTTCATTTCGACAAAATCATAAGAGTTCCTGATGTATCTATTGAAGTATCCTCCTTTAGATTCTGCCTTGAGGAATTCTTCATAAATTTTCTTAGGAACACCAGAATACCCCCAAGTACCGTCATAAGACCTAGGAGGATTCATCTTAAACTTAATCATCAACAACCCATTGTGCCAAGTAACCTTCTCAATTACCATACTATTGGGTTTAGGATCAGGTTCTTTCATTGTGAGAACACCCATTCGTTGTCTTCATAGAGACTCATTTCTAGTTCATCTAGTTCTTCTTCTGTTTCATCTTTATCTTGAGATTTATCTTTGTCTTTTTTCTTATTAGATTTCTGTTTCATATCAATTCTTCCTCTTGTGTTGATCCCTATATTTAGGGAAATGAAAGGTGTGACCTAGTTTTCTCAACTCAACGAACATTTGTCTAGCTAACTCTTTGATTAAAGGAAGAGCAGTAGTGTTGTGTTCTGAAGGAGAAACGCCTTGTTTCTTTGCGTTGTTGATTTCAGTCTGATGAAACTTAGCGATACTTAAAACATTCCAAGGAGAAATCCCTTGGGCAAGAGCTTCATCACATGTAATAATTGTAACACCATTGGTAGTAACAGGCATTGTATGCTCTAGAAATCGGTATTATTCCCTAATAAAACATCAGGGCATGTATGAAAACTCCCGGTAGGACTCGAACCTACGACACTATGCAAATGCAACGACTCTACCACTGAGTTACGGGAGTATAGAATTTATCGAGATATTCTTACTTCTTTTTCCTTGTTTGCATCAGTTTGATTTTCTCAACTTTACGATGCTCTCGGCGTTGAGCTTTTCCTTCGTCCATCTTCAGGTAATGAGGACGACGGAGAGGAGCCATGTGTCTGTAACCATTGGCAGATTGCTTCCGTCGCCTACGGGCAGTTCTAGCTATGCACATCAGAGTCCTCCTATTTGTCTTATGATTTCATCTACAGTGTCATAATTTTCTTCATTGAGCGTCTTCAGATACTCAACAAAATCAATGATGTTATCAGGTTCCTCAGGGATAGGAATGTTCTTAGGAGTCCAATCTATGGAGTCAATTTGTTCTTGATTCCATTGACGAAGAAGTTCAAAGACGTCATCCTCAGGGGAACCCCAATCTGATCTTTCTTCGTCTTCCCGAATCATGTCTTGAATAATCCGTTCAGAAGAGGCCAATTGTTTTTTGAGAATTTCGTTGTCATGTGTCAACCGAGAAATATCTTCGACAGGAGTTTTGACAACTTTAGTCTCAAACTTAGTCAACGAAAACTCAGCGAAACCCTGTTCGTTAGCCAAGTCTTCAAGAACTTCACGCTCGGATTGATAACGGACTCTAGCTCTAAACTTCCATTTAAACCCATGGTGACGATTATCTTCAGGATGAATTGACACCTTAGGACGTGTTTTGAGCGGGAGAAGTGGCGTTGACTGATGCATACGGAGCTTCCAACCATGAGCACCTAGTTCATGAGTAGTGGTCTTGATAGGACCAAAGGAAATATAGACTATGGGAAGCTTAAGGAGGTCATCGCCAGAAGCGACAACCCCCACGTAAGTCTTCTCGTTGAAGAACACTTATGCAAGTCCTTCTTGGAACTTAACCCATTCTTCTTCAATTTGTTTATCAAGGACTTTAACAGCCTTGAGAGCTTCCTTACGTTTTGAGATCAAATCCCCAAGTTTCCCTTTGAGTTGATCCTTCGCTTTCTTGGTTTGTTCCCCCTCGATTTGAGAAAGAACTGAATCCAACGTGAAAGGTTGCTTGTCGTTCTTGTTCTTGTTATTGTTGTTTTCAACGATTTCTTCTTCATTATCAGCCATAGGTATCGACTTTCAGTTTGCACTATTAGTGCTTCACGTTATGGCAAACAGAACAACGATAAGCGGTGCCACTTGCGCTCTTACACGGATTGTGCAAGCGTTGTCCTTTTCCGTACCATCCGTCTTGTGTCTTATGGTCACAAGAACACTTAATAATCTTTGTTGGGGCTTTAGTGTATGACACAGTTGTTGCCTTGGCCATCGTCACAAATTCCCCATCGTGATATCCATTTCATGGGCTAACAAACTTTCAAGCCCAGAGTCATCAACCCCATCCCAATCAGGGTCTACTTGGCAACTTCTTGCCATATCGTCATCTACCCTGGAAAAGCTTCGAAACAACTCCCCTTTCTTAGGAAGTGGAACATTCGGTTCAAAATCAGGGATCGTATGCACTTGCATACCACCGGAGGTGTTCGGTGATGAAGTCATCGTTTTGGATTTCCCATCCGTTAGCGTTTTTCTTTGCTACATCTTCGAATCGAGTAGATTTTTATGTCACTTAGTGACTTTTTACTTGTTACGCTGTGAGCCTTTTTCTTCATGCTCAGGAAGTAAATTTTCTATTTGTAGTACTCTTTTTTACATAGCTCTAATCCGCTCCTAAAGAGTCGCTAAGAACTCTATGAGCACACGCCCCGTGTTGCCTTAGCCCATTGTAATCACCCCTTTTCAAATAATTAATCTATCGCTTACCCAATCCACGAGGTAACAACACAAAAAGCCCCGCGTACACTACTGGGAGCAAAAGCTACAACCAATAGTATACACGGGGTATAAAACTTAAGGGAGTTTTAGAACATCCTCAAGGAGGGAGCAGTTTAACGTCTACCTAGACGGAGGTATTTTTGCTCAGGACGTTACTATAGTGACTGGGGGGGCGAGCCACTATAGTAATCAGAATCCATATCCAGCTCTACATGGAAAGCTAAAAGTGTCACCTTTTATTTCGAAAACCCTTAGTGACATAAGGTATTTTGATTCAGGATATGGAAAAGGTGTGCCTGTAGAGCTTTAAGGGGAGAGGGGACCTACCTTAAATAGCCGATGACTTTACCTACTCAGATCGCAGCGACGGAATCCAAGGACTAAGCCATAGCTGTACTCTACAGGCAACTTCGAGTAGCCAGAGGCTACGTTTTCACAGCAAAGCTGTTCGTTGAGATGTTACCAATTCATGTAACACCAGAACACCAAATAACTTATGGAGGTGCTAACAACGGCGAAATAGAATGACCAAGCGACTGTTTCCGCTTTACGTGACATAGTCCCATCTCCTTGAACGTCTCAAAAACACTGATATATGGTTTCTGTTGCCTCTTTTTTCTTTTCGGTCTAGCCATAACTATAACCATATACCTACCATCACCTTTGGTAGCGATATGTCTATAACCTTGGTATTCATGAGCTTTTTGATCTTGAAAAGAATCAACCTCAACGTATTCTAGGTCGGACATATTTACCCCCAATAAGCAAAAGCCGTTAGAAACAACGCAAAAGGAAGAACAAAAGTCAACCTGGCAATAAACCATGCTGTTCTTCCGAATGGAAGTTCTTTTGCAAAGGAAAAATTTAAAACACTAAACTCATACCCAAAAGCATAAGTCTCGATCAAAACCCAGAGACCAAAACAAAACGCCCATATTACTAGGAAAGTAACCATTGTAACCCTCTTTTTACACCAAAGATGTTATTTGAAGTTGTCTAGACTGATAGAGCTACCATTGACTTTCGGCACCCAAAGTGAACAAGGGAATTGTCGCCGGGCTATACTATCACTAGTTACCGAGTGTTATCAGACTTGAACAAACAAGTTTTTGTTTCACCAGGTAAATCTAGACAACAAAAAACCCCTAGAGAACAATGCCCTAGGGGTTTTTAATGGTCTAAGGAACTAACGATTGTCCTGCCACTTACGTTTAACAGTTTTCTTCCCCTTAGAATTCTTAACAACGTAAGTCTTCATTCGTCCAAGGGGTTTTTCCGTCAAGTGCAAGTACGTATCGGAATCAGGATTGAACCTAGCTCCACGTATCTTAGCAGTGTCCTCCCGTTCTCTTGCGTCTCGCTCTGCTTTTTCTTTCAAGTTATCTGACAAGCGCTTGATGTGTTCGCCTATTGTTAATTTGGTCTTTTGTTCTTTCAGATTCCGGGATACGATTTTTTCTTTGATCGTGAACAAATGTCCATCAACAATCGCTTGACGCTTGTGGATTTTATTTATTGTTAACTCTAACGATTCAATTTCCCCAACAGACTTTGGTTTTCCATCGGCATTAGGCTCGCCAATACGTTTCCTTAAGTTACGGATACGCCTAGCAAGCTTGTTTTTTTCGTACTCAAGTACTTCTAACTGATCCTCTAAAGGCAAGTCTTTTGAGCCTCTAGACTCTTTTTTTGCACTATGGATATTCGACACACTCCGAACTTGTGTCATCTTATCCCATGGCTTAGGTTGTCGGTTTTTACGTGATATGACCATGGCTTTCCCTCATGGTGTTAGTTTGTTCCTCTTTTGTTCAAACTCAACACAAGAAAAAACCCCTAGCGAATTAACACTAGGGGTTTCTTGACTTAATGCGTTACTTCCACGTGGGCTTGTTCAGCGGGCGGGTTCAACATCGCCGGATCAGGCACAATCTCACCATCAACAATGTTTTCATTCGCCTTCAACAATTCGGCAAGTTCATCAACGCTTTCATCGTGTGCATCGACTTTCTTGCCTTTGGCCGTTGCGTTCAGGATTTTATCCCTTTGCGCCTGATCAGCCTTTTCGCCAGTCACACGTTCGACATTATCCAAAAGGCTCATCAATTGGCTTTTGGTAACGCCAGTCTCATCCGTATGACTTGCAGCCGTTGCAGCCAATGTGGCAAACCGCTTGAGAATTTCCTTAGCGGTAAATGCCTTTTCGTTCTGGTTGCTCTTGCCACGGGTTGTCCAAACAAAGTCAAGAGCTTCCGGCCCAGCCTTCAAAATCTTGACACGGGCCAGTTTAACGTTTTCAGCGTTTTCCGGCGTCATATCCTTGGCAGATGGCTTGTAGTAACCCGGCTGATCGTTTCCTTCCGCGTCCTTATAGGCCTTTGTCGAAAAGCCAATGAACGGGGTAGGCTTGGTGATCCATTTCACGTCTTCAAAGGCAAGTTCAATGTCGCCCTTGGAATTAGTGGCATACATGAAAGTCGTGTCATGGTTAGTCTTTCCACCAACCCCGAAACGATTGATCAATTCCACCATAAAGACGGAACGAATCATATCCGCCATGTACGAAAGGTTTTCAGCCTTCAGTTCGGCGTGAAGTTTGTTCATAGGTTCGGCGCGACCATGGATAATCAACATCCATGCACACTTAGCCAAATGATTTTGAGCCGCAACCGTTGTCGCTTTCAGAGACTTAATGAACTTACTCCGTTCGTCGGCCAATTCCTTATCGGAAAAGGCAACCTTGGAGTAATCCTTGAAAGCGGCAGTGTTCGTGTTCTTTGACATGGTAGTTTCCTCTTGTGCTTTTGTGAAGGATTTAAGGGGAGACAAATCAAAAGCGTTAATCTTTTGTCACCCACGAAATCCTAACACCTCCAAGCCATGACACACTAAGAGCGTCACATGCCTAGAAAGCATCTATTCGATTGTCAAAGAACAAACTCAATGGATACGATTTTAGACGTACCTATTGCGTTTCTCGTTCCACCCATTTGCGGGATAGACGAGGCTTAGAGATGGCCAGAACGGCCTGACCTGCGACACTGCCTTGCGGCATCCATCCTGTTAGCGTGCTCTATAGCGGTTTTAGCAGCCCGAAGGCGTCTAGTCCTACCTAGTGACCGGCCAGGACCCCGAAGGGCGGACGGAAGTGTGATTTACACAGTAACTCCAAACTGTCCCCGTTAGACCATGTGATTGTGTTCAAAATATGACCTAATATGTATATACAAGTCAATTCATGGGATTATATCGTGTAGAACAAACGTTCTGGTTATCAGCTAAGGTGGATTAGACCTAGAATCGATTCTAAGGCGTCTAAGAGCGTCCTACAGTGCATCTGTAGGTATGGGAGGTACTAGATAGCCTAAATGGTCCAAATCGCTTGTATGAGGCTGTTAGAGGGCTTAAATCGAAGTTCACGTTATGTTCCAGGTTAGGACAAAGAAAAACCCTAGGCTATGAGACCTAGGGTTAAGTATTAGTGATGATATGGGCAGTTAGGATCGTCACAATCCTTGTAACATTCGGGGTATTGTTCTTCCCAATGTTCTTGCATCTCTCTTTCCATTTCTTCTAATTCTTCCTTAGCCTCTTCTAAAGGCGTGTCACAGTGTATGAGACAATTGCAATGTGGGAATGTACAAGGTCTAACGATACTCATTAGTCTATCTCCGTCCAATTGAACCTGTCAGCTTCATCAGCTAATGAGTGTAGTTCTTTGGCTAATTCAGTAGCACCATTAGCATATGCTAGTTTAGCTGACTGTCTGTAGTGCAATGCGGCTGATTTCAAGTCACCTGAAGCTTGATGCAACCTAGCTAATAGGAGGTCATTGCTATGGGCATAAGCTTCCTGGACGAATTGCCTAGGATCACGCTTGTATCGAACTACACTAGTCATGCTTTAGTCTCCTTTCTTACTACGGTTTAACAAGCGCCATGTGTTATTGGGTTAGTTGGGTTGGTCGGTTGGGTTAGTTAAGTTTCTGGCCGAATAGTTGTCTTAAAAGACTTTCTATCACAGCATCGGCTTGTTCGGACTCTTTTTCGATTAGTTTTTCAAACTCTTTTGTTGCTTCTAGGCGAAGAGCACGGCATTTACATAGTCATTTCTGACTTGCTCTAAAGCACTCTCAACCGTTGTGTTAATCTTGACTTTGATCTCTCTCACGTCATGGACACAGTACTTGTGTTTTTTGATGTCTAACTCACTAGACATAATGGTGCGAAACAGGTCTGCTATAGATCGCTCATTGAAATCACAACAAAACAGTATTTGTGACATTACGGTACGTCGCCTGTTCAAGCGATATTCTACGCGATAGATAGTGTTAGTGATAACGCTCATGTTCTTTCCTCTCTCTCTAAAGAAATGGAAGCACATAGCGCCAATTAAACCGTATTTGTACACTTTGTGTACTGCGCAAAGCCAGTAAATCCTATGGGGAGTTTCGTTTAGTTAGTTAATCTAGGGAGTACTTATTGAGTTAATATTCTTTTTCTCTATCTCTA